GCACCCATCAGCGACAGATGGCCATCCTGCAGCAGCAGACTGCCATCACTCCCAAGACCCTCAACTACGACCCATTGGAGGTTTGATCATGTGCTTCGGTGGTCCCACCATCCCACAAGCTACAGCACCTCCTGGCGTTGCCACGGTGGATGCTTCTGTGCAGGCAGCGCTCGATGCTGACCGCAAGCGCAGAGCAGCCAACGACAAGACCATGGGTGTGGGCAACACAGGCTTCAACTCCACCGTGCTAGCTGGTGGCCTCGCAACCCCTGCCACCTCATCCACTGCGATGAAGACTACGCTGGGGGCCTAGATGATCGGTCCCATCGACAAGGTCACAGGAGAGACCATCTACCAGTCGTGCCAGCGCAGGGACGCTGGACTTCAGACCGTGCGCTCAGCGTTCATCCCCCACTACCAGACTCTCAGTCGATTCATCGTGCCGCGCAGCACTCGGTTCTCTGTGTCCGACAAGAACCAGACAGGTACCAAGCGCAACACGAACATCATCAACAACACTGCGACCCTAGCCCTACGCACCGCGAAGGCCGGGTTCATGTCCGGTGTGACCAGCCCCTCTCGCCCGTGGTTCAACCTCAAGACAGCCAACACTGATCTGAACAAGGTGCAGAACGTGAAGGTGTGGCTCGACCACGTCAAGCAGCTGATGGTCGAGGTGTTCCTCAAGTCGAACCTCTACACCACGCTGCCCCTGGTCTACTCGGATCTGCTCATCTACGGCACCAGCTGCTTCGCACTGATGGAAGACGATGACGATGGGATCCGCTGCTACCACTACCCCATCGGCAGCTACTCCATCGCCACCTCGCACCGAGGCAACGTCAACGCTGTCTACCGTGAGTTCAAGCAGTCTGTGGGTCAGCTGGTCGCACACTTCGGCTTCGACAACTGCTCCCGTGCTGTGAAGGAGGCTTACAACACCAAGTCCTTCGACATGGAGTTCACCATCAAGCATGTGATGGAGGAGAACCCAGACCACGACCCCAACAAGATGGAGTCGATGTATCTGCCCTTCCGATCCATCTACTACGAAGTGGGTGGCAACTTCGACCACCTGCTCAGCCTCAAGGGCACCCATGAGTTCGCTGCTATGGCTCCCCGGTGGGAAGTCACAGGCGAAGACAGCTACGGCATCAGCCCTGGCATGGACGTGCTCGGTGATGTGATGCAGCTCCAGACCCAGGAGAAGCGTGGCCTTCAGCTCCTGGACATGCTGGTGCAGCCACCTCGCAACGTGCCAGCATCGCTGCGCAATGAGTATGTTGGAACGCTCGCAGGCGAGAACACCTTCGTTCCTGACAACCAGCTGGTCGGTAAGGTCGAGCCCAACTACGTGCCCAACCCCAACATCCAACACCTGGGCATGAGTATTCAGATGGTGGAGCAGCGCATCAAGAAGGGGCTCTTCGAAGACCTGTTCCTGATGATCGACGGCATTGATCGAGGTAGCGTCACAGCCACTGAGATCCAGGCACGTCAGCAGGAGAAGATGATGGCCATGGGTCCGGTGCTTGAGCGTCTGAATGACGAGATGCTCGACCCTCTCATCAAGCGTACCTTCGGCATCCTGCTCCGTGCTGGTGCCATCCCTGAACCTCCTCCTGAGCTGCAGGGCCAGGACATCGCGGTTGAATACGTCAGCATCATGGCCCAGGCAATGAAGCTCCAGGGTGTCGTAGCTGTCGAGCGCTTGGTTGGCTTCATCGGCTCTGTTGGCACCACGCGCCAGGATGCATTGGACAAGCTCAACACTGACGAGACCATCGACTCCTACGCTGACATGATCGGCACTCCTCCCCAGCTGGTGAACGATGCCAAGACTGTTGCGGAGATCCGTCAGCAGCGAGCCCAGATGGAGCAGATGCAGCAGCAGATGGCTATGGCTCAGCAGGCAGCAGCCACAGCCAAGACCATGGCAGACACCGATGTAAGCACCCCCTCGATGCTCCAGTCTATGGCTGGCGTTCTCAACCAAGCTGGCCCAATGGCAGGAGCCTAAATGCTGGACAACACAATCGTCACATCCTTCATTGTCAGCTGCATCGCTGCACTGGTGTTGGTGCTCGCCTTCTTCATCAAGGCTTGGTTCAACACGCTCAACAAGACACTGCACGATCTCAGCACCAACATCCATGAGATGACTCAGGTGATCGGCACACTGCGCGAGGAGCAGAAGCTCGACAAGCTCCGCATCAAGCAGCTGACTCTCGAAGTGCGCAGTATGCAGGCTACCAACTGCACACGCTCCGACTGCCCCAACAAACCAACCAGCCCCGGGCTGCACACTCGCGTCGAAGACCTAATCACTGAGGGTGTGTGATGAGCGACGATCTCGACATCCAGGTGCCAGTAGGCTCCGTCAAGCGAAAGGAGAAGCTGCGAAACCTCCAACTCCAAGACACGGACTACATGAAGGTGATCATGGGCTCGAAGGAAGGAAGGCGCACGATCTGGCGCATCCTCCGCACCACCGAGTTCTTCTCCACATCGTTCACAGGCAGCAGCGAAACATTCTTCAAGGAGGGTAAGCGCTACATCGGGAGGCTGATCTATGAAGAGCTGAACGACATCTGCCCCGAGCTTTACGTGGCAATGATGAACGAAAACCGCACACCAAAGGAGCAGCACAATGTCTGAAGAAGTCATCACACCGGGAACGACCACCGCACCCCCGGCAGGTGAGGCCACCGCGCCCACCCCTACCCCAACGCTACTTGGTGCAGACCCTGTAGCCCCCGAAGGCACCACACCTGAAGCACAGACCCCTCCGAAGGCTGATGCTCCTGTGGGTGCCCCGGAGAAGTATGAGTTCAAAGCACCAGAGGGTGTCACGCTGGACGAGAAAGAGATGGCCAAGTATGAGCCTATCTTCCGCGAAGCTAACCTGACCAACGAGGTAGCGCAGAAGCTGATCGATCAGTATGCTGCCGACCACAAGGCCAAGGACTCTGATGCAGTGGCTCAGATCGTCAAGGTCCACGATGAGTGGCTAGGGCAGCTCAAGGCTGACCCTGTCATCGGTGGGCTCAACTTCGACACCACAGCGAAGCATGCGCAGTCTGTCATCGCTCGCTACGGCACACCGGAGTTGAAGCAGTTCCTGAAGGAAAGCCCTGTGGGTAGCCACCCCGAGCTTGTTCGAATGCTCGCCACTATCGGCAAGGCAATGGCAGAAGACACCGTCATCGTCGGCACCCCTACCACGTCCATCGGCAGTCGTGCAGATGTGATGTACCCATCAATGCGCAAGTCTTAACAAGGAGCCACTTCAATGGGCACTCTTGCAGCTACCAACCCCACGCTTCTCGACGTTGCGAAGCGCACGGACCCCAACGGTCAGATCTCCAGCATCGCTGAGATCCTGAACCTCACCAACCCTGTCCTCGACGATATGTCCTACGTCGAAGGCAATCTCCCCACTGGCCACAAGAGCACTGCTCGCACTGGCCTGCCTGCGGTTTCGTTCCGCAAGCTCTACGGTGGTGTGCTCCCTGACAAGAGCTTGACCAGCCAGATCACTGACAGCTGCGGCATGCTCGAAGCCTACGCTGAAGTGGACAAGGCTCTGGCCGATCTGTCCGGCGACCCCGCTGCCTTCCGCCTCTCCGAGGATAAGGCTTGGATCGAAGCCATGAGCCAGAAGGCTGCTAGCTCGATCTTCTATGCGAACGAAGCTCTGGTGCCTGAAGGCTTCACTGGCCTCACGCCTCGCTTCGATGCTGCCACTGGTGCTGAGAACAGCGACAACATGTTCTCCGCTTACAACACCAACGCCAGCACCTGCACCTCGATCTGGCTCGTAGGCTGGAGCCCCGAGACCGTCTTCGGTATCTACCCCAAGAACTCCAAGGCTGGCCTCACGGTCACCGATAAGGGTCAGGTCACCGTCGAGAACGCTGGCAACGACACCAACTTCACGGGTCGCATGGAAGCCTACCGGACTCACTACCGCTGGGATCTGGGCTTGGTCGTGCGCGACTGGCGTTATGTCAGCCGTCTGCACTCCATCGAAGTAGGTAGCGTGAAGGGTGACTACAGCTCTGGCCCCAACCTCATCAACGCGATGATCGCTATGTCCGAGCGTATCCCCAACCTCAGCAACTGCCGTCCCGTGTTCTACATGAACCGGAAGATGATGACCTTCCTCCGCTTCCAGAAGCTGAAGGCTGCTGCCTACAACCTCACCGACGAAACCGTCGAGGGCAAGATGGTCACCATGTTCAACGGCATCCCCATCCGCCGCACGGACGCCATCCTCTCCACCGAAACTGGCAAGGCTGTCGCTGCTGACTTCTAAGCAGAGACCCTACCCAACCTCAACCTCTAAGGAGATTTCAACATGATCCTCGATAAGCTCAATGAGTTCTGCGATGCCACGAGCCTCGTAGCAGCCACCGCAGCCACCACGATCCTTGGCAATGTCATCGATCTTGGCACCAGCCCCACGGGTGCTGTCCTCACCAACGTCCAGGGCTACCCTGGTAACTCCAACATCTACCTCGTAGCTCGCATGGCTACGTTGGCTGCTGGTGCCAGCTCCACCAAGGTCTTCGAGCTTCGCTCGTCCACCCTGGCTGCTCTCACTGGTGGCACGACCACCGTGCATCTGCAGACCTCTGCCCTCGCTATGGCCACCCTGGTCGCTGGCTACACGATCTACAACACTCCGCTGCCTCGCGGCACTTACCAGCGCTACCTTGGCATCTGGGGTACCAACGCTGGTGACACCATGACTGGTGGCACTCTCGACGCTTTCCTGACGCTCGATTCCGTGACCGACTGGAAGCCCACTGCTGACGGTCTGACCAAGTAAGGAGTCGATGACATGAGCCGAGCTACCTTCTGTTTGAACATGATCGTGAAGAACGAGGCTCATGTCATCGAGCGTTGCCTGAACTCCGCTCTACCTATGCTGGACTTCGTCCGTGTTGTCGATACTGGCAGCACGGACGATACAGTCCACATCATCCGCAAGTGGTGCATGGATAACGGCATCAACTGCATGGTTCGGCTCAGCGAGCGAGACAATTCGGAAGGGTTCGACTTCGCTGCCAACCGCAACGATGCCCTGTCCTTTGCGCGTGAGTGCGAAGCCACGCACCTGCTGCTCATCGACGCCGACGAGGTGCTGCACATCAATGCCCGTGAGGTCTCCATGCTACGCACCAAGTTGGCAGAGACCGAGGATGTCGGCTTCGTCTTTCCCATGCTCTACGGCACCAACGTCTGTGTGCGAACCAACCTAGTGCGAAACACTGAGCGTGTGGCCTACCGCTTCCCTCACCACGAAGAGCTGCTGGTCCT